ATGGCCTTTTGGGTGTCCTGGACGTATTCCAGAGTGAAGTCTGGAGTCAGGCCACCCGCGGTGATCGTCAAGTGTGTTGTGCCTGCGCAGGTCGTCAGGGCGTTGAGGGCCTGCTGAGTAGCGGTAGGAAGGGGCTCCCAGGTGGGCGCGTCTAAATAGGTTATAATCTCGAGGGGGGACTCTGCAAGATGGGCTTTCCAGTTTGCAAGACCTTTATCCTCCAATGTGTCATCGTAAAATTGATTGTCTGCATACTCTCCTTCTGCAATATCGTACAGAATTACAAACTTTCTCCACTCATGTCCGCTCTTATCCGTATCCGTTACTTCGGAAACCTGGCGAATCTTGCATACATATTTTCCTTTTGGAAGAGCCTGAAATTCGCCCGTATAAGCTGCCGCCTCATCGTATCCCTGTGGTTTCTTAATCATTCTTCTTTTCCTCCATGCTCTTATATTTCTTCCAACCGTAGAAATCACGAATGGTATCATCAACAAGTTTCAAATTATTTTCTATCTCCGGTTCATCGAACATCTCTTCCGGGGTTTTGGTAATATCCGATCCGTCAGTAACTGTCCGAAAGAAATGATTCCCGTTTTCGCTCATACACCGAATGCATATCGTGACCATCCCTTCCAGGCACACTTTTCGATCCAGCTGTTTTCCGATCGTTCTGAGACGCGAAACTCCAAAATCATCCGTGTCCTCATGGAAAATGATATACACAATTTTTTCCGGATCCTTCACCTCGTTCTTGACCATTTTTACCAGGCCATACATAGCGTCCGCAATATCATCATACATTTCAAATGAAGCATTCCCTTTTTTATTCCGATGGTTGGCCATAAAAAGATGTGTCATAATATATCCGGCATCGTCAATCACAAACACCTTTTCAGGGTTTTGGTTGATTGTCGTGATGATCTTTCCGATGTCATCACTGCTTCCAGTTTTCTTAAAACGTTTGCGAAATGGCAACTCCTTTTTCTCTGTATTCAGCAGTACAATCTCATCTTCATCAAAGAATTTCAGACTCCGGCTTTTCCCGCTCCCTGATTTTCCATAAATCAATACTGGTAATCCCATGATCTCCTCCTTAATAAGGCAGCGGATCTTCCGCAGCTTCCTCTCTCCCGTCTGCTGGTTCCTCATCTTCCTGCCCCACATTATCCGCAATCCAGTCATCCTCAAAAAAGCTGATACCGTTCAGACGTGGAAACAACACTTCCAGTGCCATATTCCCTGGTGATTCCGTATGCACCCAGTAGATTGTCGTTTCATTCTTCCAGTAAAGCACACCAGAAAGGAAACTCGGCCTGGCCGGCATCGCCTCCACAGTCGTATCCAGTTCACTCCGCGATATTACCCGGTCCGACAGGGACCTGTCCGCAACTACAAATTTCAAGTCACTATGCTTCTGGCATACGATGTACTCATGGGGCCAGGCAAACAGCATTACCGGCGCTATTGCCGCAAAATCCTTCGCGGCTTTCCACTGCTCATAAGGATCCGGATAATCCGGCACTGTTTCCGGTTCGGCTTCCCCGTCCGGAGTCGTTTTGTATAAGTAACATTCATATGCTTCTGGCAGGTATCCGATCAGCTCCATGATCGCCGCCTTAAATTTATTTGATGCGTAAGGTATTTCAATATAAAGTCCCCAGTTATCGGAATACACCAGATAATGGTCATTCACGTTCCCTACGATTAGGCCATGTTTCTTCAGGCTGGCCTTCATGATCTTTTTCAGTTCTCCTGTTTTTAAAAACATCTTCACAATCCCCTTTCCCGTTTCTCTCTCTGCTCTCGTCTATTCCGTGCTGCACCAGTGCAAGAACCATGTCCATCTCTTCAAAGGACAGATGCCACACGCCTGTAACCATGAGTTTTACAACCCGGGCTGCAACATCCATCAATACCTGCATA